GCAGTTGTGCCAGAACCTCCAAAAGTATCTAATATACAATCACCCTCACTGGAAAATTTATTTATCAAATACTCAAATAAATCTACTGGTTTTTGTGTGGGGTGTAATTTATTTCCGGTTCTATTAAATTTAAATATATTAGGATCGCGCGAGCCATTAATTTCACGACGCCCTTTATGCATAAACAATATTAATTCATGCTTAGGCGCAAAATCTCCTTTTAAATCACCCATGCTAGTATTATTCTTTTCCCACACTAAAATATTTTTAATTGTAAAATATTTTTCTAAACTTTGTTTAAAAATATCTATTTTGTGAAAAGAACAAAAACAATAATGGGCGGTATTTTCTTTAGTTACTCTGAAAATTTCTGATGAGAAATCATCAACCCAATCTAAATTAATGTCATTTTCAATTTTATTATATTTTTCTTTTCTATGATTAGATTGATAATTCATACCATAAGGGGGATCAGTTATAACCATATCAATCACACCATCGGGAATTTCCCTCATAGCGTCAAAGCAATCCTCATTATAAAAGCGCCCATTTTTAATATCAGTAAAGATCATATTGTCACACAAATTGTAAGGACAGCAGCAGCTAACCAATAGATTGACATTTTCCAATTAAAATAAAAAGCATATGTTATTGATGCTGCTATATCTAGAATAATTAAAATGATGGGGAATAGTTTATCCATTTTACACTATACCCTTCCAATCCCCGCATCCCTGCTTCAGAAACTCTCTTGGAATTTGCCCATACTTCTCACAAACCCATTCGGCCTTTTCACCGGGAGAAGCAAACACACAAGATCGGCAATTCTTTTCAATTGCCGCATTGTCATGACAAATATTTTTAAAATCAGTACACCATTTACATTTCCAATAACTAGGACTTTCATTGATGCGCGGTGGCGGGAGCTTTGCGTAAATTATATCAGCAGCCTTCTTCTCTAGTTCACTTGCTTTATTCCAATCAAGCTCTACAAATTCAAAATAGATTTCGTCGTCATTTTTATTAACAGCGACATACAATCCGTATCTTATTTCTAAATCTTTTCCATACCCACACATCTGCGAAAAGTGCATGGGTTTGGCAGCAGCAAGCTTCTTATCTTTTAATTCTTTAAATGACTTATCATTATGAGTTTTATATTCACAAATAACCGGAACTCCATCAAGCCATGACACAAGCATAATGCCATCTGGCGTTCCCCCATAATGACCGTTTACTGCTGATAATTTATATTCTTTGCTGGTAGCCGGATCAATACCACGACCTTCAAACCCGCACCAATATAAGAATTGTTTAAACTGTTCTTCTTCCCTATGACCCCTGTTCCAAAGGCGGCGCATTCTCCCTTCGGCTTGCCCAAGCTTCACCCATCGAAAAGTGTACCAAAGCTTACGCGAGCATTCATCGCCAATAATAGAAATTCCCAAATGGTGGCGATGTTCAGATGGATATTTTTCAACGGAATATTCTTCTAGCCAATTGTAAAGTTTGGCTTCAATTTCAGGCTTGGATAGTGTGGGCATTTTAGAAGTGTCAACCACTTTGGTAAACCATGAGCCGTTGTGATAATCTTGGAGTTTTGGCATTTTTAAAAATACCGGAGCCGAAGCCCCGGTATCAATTTAAAATATAAAGTTTCTTATTTTATCACTTACCCCAAGGTGGCGTTTGACCAGCGGCAGGAGCACCACCGGGGGACCATCCTTGAGGCTGACCCTGCTGCGGTTGAGCTTGTGGGGCTGCACCACCATTACCCCATTGCTGCGGAGCCGGATTAGCAGCGGGTGTTGGATTGGAAGGCTGCTGACTATTACCCCAACCACCTTGCGGCTGCTGTGTCATAGGTTGCGAGGGTTGGGGCTGTTGGTTGCCGCCCCAATTATTATTTTGCGCTTGCTGCGGTTGGGGCGCAGAACCAGATTTACCCGGTTCATTACCAGCACTATCAAAAACCTTCTTTACTTCCATATAACCATTAGGCTGTCCCTGCTTATCGGTTTGCGGAGCAACTTCCATCATACCGCGACCGCCACGCAATTCACGTGCGGCGTTTGGAAGATCATAAGAGTTATCCGGCAGACGCGGGAACGTAATCTTATAAATGTTCACCGCATGACAAAGCGCGGAAAGCTCTTTCTGCGCAATCTCAACAGCCTGCGGAGACTGGTTCCAGATGTTATAGCGATTTTCAATTCTACCCACATCTGAAGTTAACTCAACCACAAGCATCGCGCCTGTCTTAGCGCTGTTTTCCTTTGCATAGGTATTTGTAATTGTGAATGGGAATCGCCCCGGTGGATGACCACCAACACCTTGCGAGGGTTGTACTGTACGTGCGTCGAAACTATCCATTAGAGATTTCCTTTCAAAGTCTGTTCAAGTTTAAAATTAGCATCATTGGCTTCTTTGCGAGCCAACGCTAGATTGATAAATGCCTTTTCTCTCTCCTTGTAGTCAAGAGGAATGTTTGCCAGCGTCAGGGCATTCACATATTCCTGTTTCTTAAATGCCTCAAGTGCTAGATTTTTAATAATGTCCTTATCGCTTTTCATTTTCTGCTCCATTTAAAACCCAATTAAAAATTTCTTCTGCAACTTTTAAAAATCCATCCTCATTCTCTCTAGCTTTATAAACTTCTGCCGCCGCAATCAAGCAATTTTGACGAACAGCAACCATCCTAAAATCATAAGGCGGCATGATTGCATCGCCCTTTTCAATTGTTAAAGGCGCGCCGTCATTAATTTCCCGTCCAAGTCTTTTTAACAGGATGGAGATTTCATTATAGGTAGGTTCGCTTACAGATATTTTCATTTTACCCCACAAATATTAAGACCTTGGCGGAACAAATTTAAAGCTTGTTCATTTAATCCAATGATTGTTCCTAAAGCTATACCAAACATAAAAATGCAAATATTCCACGTTGCAAATTCTTTTGTTACAAATTTATTAATTAGCGATTTCATGTCGTCATCGCTTTCTGCACAAGCATGGAAAAATTAGGCGGTTCGTAATCTGCTAAATTGCCAGTGCGGTTACGAGCCATCACATCGTAACTTTCATTGCATTGGAACGCCTTTACCTGACCAGTGCCGGGGACATTCTTGATGCCTAAGTGCAAAACAAAATCATAAAGTCCCGGCACTTCCTTATTCAATTGTTGACCGGGGAAGTAAGGGCGCTTTTGATCTGCAACTAATTCTTCCTTGCAAATTAAATAAGTATGCTTTTCTTTTGTGTAGTAGAGCGGCCGCAAATGATCCATGACAGATCGCGCCATATTACCATAAGCTTGCAAGCCATGCTTAATTGTTTTTTCGGCAGCTTGTAAATACACGTCCGCCATGAATGAAATACTATCAACGCAAAGTGTATCAAAATTCTTAGTCTCATTACTATTGAAGAACCATTTGAAAAATTCCTCAATCTTTGCGCCATTCTCTGCATAGAATGTGGGTATGGTTGAGCCGCGTAATGATAAAAGCCCCGGTTCGCACGCAAGCAATACAGGTCGTGGACAAGTATTCATGACTGGCGTTTTGCCAGAACCAGTGCCGCCAAAGACAATTGCTTTACAACCATAGAGATTTGCAAATTCTTTAGCTTGTTTTAAATCAGACGCTTGCATTTATAACCTTTTAAAATTTGGTCGGAGTGAGAGGATTTGAACCTCTGACCTTCTGCGCCCAAAGCAGATGCGCTAACCAGACTGCGCTACACTCCGAATAAGGATAGACTTTATTTTAGGTTTTCCTTTTAAGCTTTCACTTAATTTGCGTTTATGATCTTCTGATTTACGTTTTCCCTTTTGAGCTAAGGACATACGCATTTTAGTTTCTTCCGAAACAACCTTATTTCTTTGAAAGGCTGACATTTTTGCGCGCGCTTCATCAGAAGGTTTTCGACCCTTCATCTTAGCTTTAGTTTCTTCAGATAATTTTCTGCCTGTATATAAGATAGATAATTTTTGTTTTACTTCATCTGTGTGATTATAGCCAAGCATATTACCAGCAGTAGGATTTAAATTATACCCAACTCTACGATCACAACACTTAGTCTCATCTATCCAATATTGTTCTCGTTCCAAAAGTTTATCTTTTTCACAATATTCTAAAACATGAAATTCAAAAGCATCTGCGCCGTGTTTATTGAAAGCGGATTGAAGATGTTTATTTTTATGATTGTTTTTCTCAAGCTTATGGCGATGAGTATGAAAACGATTACCAAGGTTCACAGCACTACCGATATAAAATTTACCATTGATAGTATTTAAAATTTTATATATACCTGATTTATTCATTTCTTCTTAGGCTCAACAATTTCTAATGTTGGTGCTGCATCATTGACGGTTACAACTTCGTCAATGATTTTCTTATATTTAGGATCGAGCTGGCGATATTCAGATACAGATAGAGTAGCTTTCCAATTCACGAGACGGTCGGCAATAAAACTACCTTCATTATCTACCTTCGCAAGCTTCTCAAGAGCAGCGTCAATCTTATCGTTGTCGCTATCCAAAACATAATTGTATTTAATGGTAGCCTTAAGTGTATACCCTGCGCCAAGCTCACGCTTATTTACACCTTCTTCTTTCTTAGGGAATGCGCGATTGACGATGTATTTACGCAACTCCATTTCACGCTCTTTAAGAGCTGACAAATCATCCTGCAACTTCTTATGCTCCATAAGAAGTTGATCCTCATTCATGGCATCATAAGGATTAGAAGGTGCTGTTGGCTGTACAGCTTCGGTTTTAGCCCATTCATTCGACCAAGACATTTTACTTATCCATTTAAATTAAAGAATTAGAGTGAGGGGTTTGTATATCGTCACCCTCCCCGGTTCTCCCCCGGCACGGCTTCAGGACAGTGAGCTACCGATATCCATCCACTATTGATTTACGGCTCTTGCAAGCGGTAGTAGCTAATCACGTTCGCACCCTATTCCCGTCATTTTCCGCTGTCAACTAGCTTGACAAATATTTTTTGAGCCGTTATCGGTGGAAGCTCAATTCTCTCTAGGGATTTATCCCCAATGAATTTTTTAGAAATAACAAGAAAACTTTTAAAAGATAAAGCTGACAAGCATAAGCTGACACTACTTCAAATAGCTATTGCAACAGATTTATCTTATAGTTGGGTTTGTAAGATATCCGGTGGCAGTCTTACTAATCCTTCTTATCAAAAGCTCCAATCTCTCCACGACTATCTAAGCAAACTTAAATAAAGTTTGCCGGGGGTATAATGCCGTCTGACGCTATCCTTGCGCAATTGGCGCAATTCAAAAATATTCCCGATGAATTGAAAGCACTTCGCCAATGGGTGTTGTGGAGGAAAGAAGATATTGGTGCGTCTAAACCAACTAAAATTCCTTATCAAGTGAATGGTCACAAGGCGAGTGTAGTTGTACCTCAAAACTGGTCAGCGTTTGATGACGTTTGCGAAGTTTTTAAAAGTGGTCACTATTCAGGAATTGGATTTGTCTTTACGATAAATGATCCATTTGTGTTTGTTGATCTTGACAAAGCACCAGATCAATTGACCATGGATCGTCAATTAAAAGTTTTTCAAACTCTCAATAGTTACTCCGAACTTTCACCTTCAGATGAAGGTTTACATATCATTGCGAAAGGTCCTCATCTTCCCAATGGAAGAAAGCGACACTCAATTGAAATTTATTCAGATGGGCGTTATGCAACGTTCACGGGTAAGATTTATAATGGTGTGGGCATACAAGAACGCCGCGATGAAATCATTTCTCTTTGGGAACAATTAGGAGAAGGTTCACCGCAACAATATATTTATAAAGGTGATGTTGAAGAAAAGCTGTCCGATGAGGAAGTTATCAGAATTGCATCTGAAGCTGCTAATGGAGATAAATTTCAAAGTCTTTACGCCGGTGACTTTTCTAATTACCCCTCTCAATCTGAAGCTGACTTATCTTTAATTAACATCATTGAATTTTACACTAAGAATAGAGCGCAAATTGCCCGTATCTTTCGTGCATCTGGTTTAGGTAAGCGTAGTAAAGCCAAGCGTCAAGATTATGTAAATTGGATGATTAATAAATCATTCGATAAAGAAATTCCTCATATTGATATGGACGGCTTGAAGATTGAAGTTGAGAGTGTTATAAATAGCCCCCATGATTTAAATAATCGTTATGGGGGCGATGGAAGCGTAGCTCAACGGTTAGAGCCGAGTGCTCATAACACTCTGGTTGCAGGTTCGATTCCTGCCGCTTCCACCATTTATAATTATAATCATAATGTTATTGGTTATGAAGGGGTGTCGCCAAGTGGTAAGGCATCAGGTTTTGGTCCTGACACCGTAGGTTCGAGTCCTACCACCCCCGCCAATCTTCCAAAATTACAAGCTACAAAAGAAAAACTCTACTTAACACCGCCACCGGGTCTTGTCGGTGAAATCGCTAATTTTATTTATCAAGCCGCCCCTCGTCCGGTTCCTGAAATAGCAATTGCCGCTGCGATTGGTTTGATGGCTGGTATTTGCGGTAGAGCTTATAATGTTAGCTCAACTGGTTTAAATCAATATGTATTGTTACTTGCTAAAACAGGGCGTGGTAAAGAAGCAATCCAATCTGGCATTTCTAAATTAATTTCCGCTGTTCGTCAGCAAGTGCCCACAATTGAAGAATGCGTTGGGCCGGATGAAATCGCATCTGGTCCTGCACTTTATAAATATCTTCATAAAAATTCTTGCTTTGTATCAATCCTTAGTGAATTTGGGTTGAGGCTTCAGCAAATATCAGATGCTTATGGTAATGGACCTAATGTATCTTTGCGCCGGATGATTCTTCAACTTTATGCAAAGTCTGGTTATAATGATGTAGCCCATCCTTCTATCTATTCTGATAAAGATAAAAATATCAATGCTATTGCCTCTCCATCATTTAGCATTTTAGGCGAAAGTACGCCGCACACATTCTATAGAAATCTTACTGAAGAAATGATCAGTGAGGGACTTCTTCCGCGATTTCTTTTAATTGAATATAATGGGGATCGCGTTGAGGAAAATGTTAATCATGCTCAAGCTAAGCCATCATTTGAATTGATTGATAAATTGGCAGCTTGCGCGGCTAATTCAGCTCAAGTACAAAATGCACAACCTCGCCGCGTTATTACAGTCAGCTTGGATGAAGCATCCCAAAAACTGTCCAACAAATATTCCAAACGTTGCGATGATTTTATCAACAATAAGAAAAACAATGAAGTTATAATTGAGCTTTGGAACCGTGCTCATTTAAAAGTTTTGAAGCTTGCTGCTATTGTTGCAGTTGGGGTTAATATGTGGAACCCTATCATAGAAAAAGAACATTTAGAATGGGCTATCGGGATGGTTGACGCTGATATTGCTGCGCTAACCGCTCGATTTGAGGAAGGAATGATTGGCGCTAATACGCAAGAGGTAAAACAAATTGATGAAGTGATTAGGGTCATAAAAGAATATGTTACTTCATCATGGACAGAAGTTTTGCGTTATGCGTCTGCAAAAGATAGAAAGCTTTATGATGATAAAGTTATAACCTATGGTTATATTAGCAAACGCCTTATTGCAGTTGCAGCTTTCCGAAATGATAAAGTAGGAGCTACAAATGCAATAAAGCGGGCGCTACAAATTTTGATGGACAGAGATTATATTAATGAAATCTCTCGGGAACAGCTTAAACAGAAATTTGGCACAACGCAGAAAAGCTATATGATTACCAATACAATTCTTTTAAAAGAAGCATAAGAAATAAGACGGATGTTAATAGAGCAAATAAAAAAGTTTTAGATAGTTCTTGACAAATTTTAATTTCTTGATGAAGTTGGGATTTGATATCAGTCATTTTTGTCTGTGTGAGGGGGCGGATTGCGATGGAGGGCGCGGATAGCCTTCGCGGCATCCCGGTGCCATTGGCAGCGCCGATGGTGCGCGGCAATGGTCTGCGTGCTGTCTCCACAATGGAGTGAGTTAATCGCAAGCTCGGCCTGCTCACCGTGCCACCTCGCCGCCGCCTCAATACCGGCGTTGAAGCTGATAGGGTCGATGGTGTGGTTAGTCATGGGTGGACTCCGGTTTTGGGTCGCGCCGCTTGAGCACGACGCCGATGGTCGGGCTATCGTTGAAATAACAGTTGCCGTTCGGATGAGTGGCGTTCTCACATTTGGCGAAGTAATCGCCAGCCTTGACGGCATCCCATTGCTCAGCGTTCATCCATCCGGGGCCGCTACCGGTCCACGAAAGAACCTTCCCGCAGTCAAAGCAGGTCTTGGTCGTCATCACCGCGCCTCCCGCATGATCGCGTCTGCGAGTTCTTTCCACTTTTCGCGGGTTCGCCTCTCATAGAGCGATGCGCTAAAGCTATCTCCGGTGCCGATCCAATCGAACGGATCGAGCAATGTTTCCTCAACCCATTGGATCAAGGCTTTGACCTTCTCTCTGTCGAGACGTGGGGAGGTGTAGACAGCGAATGCGCCGGGATCGATGCGATTGCAGACGGCCAACGCTTCATCTTCCGCGTCGGGCTGCAAGTCCCGCAGCCACGCCACCGGCTCCGCCTCGGGCTGACGCGAGAGGTTGTCGATGATGGCGATCGACTTTTCCAGCAAATCAGGAAACGCAATCAACTGGCCATCGCTCAACGTTTCGCGATAAGCGGACAAGGCTTTGCGTGCGCTCTCGATAGACGCACGCTCCTCGTCGCTCAATCCGTCCGGTGCGGGGGAGGAAAGGGCTGCGTCCGCAGCAGCCACGATGTTATTGCGGCGCGTCTGCTCATCTTCGTCCTTCGTCATCCGAAGCGGACTGGCGATATAGTTTCGGCACTGTTTCAGCGCCTCGCGCATTGATGTGCTCATGGCTGGCGGTCCTTCTCGAAAGAAAGCTTTTCGAGTTTGGCGATTTGCTTCTGGAGTGACGCGATCTTTGCTTTCCGCACCACTTCGGCTCGTGTGACCGCACTTTCGCGCGTGCGATGCCATTCACGACCGTCGCCGTGATAGTGCTGCGGGAAGCATGTTGGCCGCTCAACGATCAGCATTTCCGGAAATCCGCTTCCGGCCGGATCATTGGCCGTTACCTGTTGGATTCCGCTTGTCAGCGCATATTTCGTAATCCAAAACGTCGCCATCGCTTCCTCCGTCGCCGCGTCCAGTTCATCATTTTTCATTTTAAAATTCCTAATTTAAAATTATAAAATTCCCTAGTGATCCTGAGCTTTGAAGGATTATTTTACAATCAACTCCGCGCTGTCCTAGTTGTCCCTTTCGAGGATTAAGAAACCGATTTAAAGCATCACGCTTTCATCTTTTGCTTCACAATAGTTAGATCAACCTTATGCTCATTGCTCACTAGGGGCTTTAACTTTTATTTACCGCTTACATGCTTTTGAGAACGACTACCGGGTTTGCGATAAGCAGTTTCCCAACCGCCTCGTGGTGTGGCTTTCCCGCTTTTATTGTTATTCAAATCTGCAATTGTGGCGCGATAACCAGCTTGCCGTTGATCATAAGCACGTTCATTCTTAGACTGTTTCATTCTATTCCCCTATTATTCTAAACCATCGCAACCTGTTCAACAATCTTCTTCACATACTTGCGAGGCTTGTTCTGAATAGCCTTACCAATTGGCTTACCAGAACGTACACGCATATACACCGTCATATACGATAGTTCAGGATGCTTCTTCTGCGCAGCCTTAACAGCCGCCTTAATCGACTTGAACTTGATAGCTCCGAACTTGACTTCCTTCATGATACGTCTCCAATGGTTCAACTTACGATTACAAGATATCAGCTTAGTTTAGATTGTCAAGCAGTAGTTTTAGAAATTCTCAACAAAAATTCAAGACTATTGCGCGGCGGATTAGCTTCCCATTCCGCAATTTCACAATCGTATTTTACCCTTTCCTCAACTCCTAATTCAGAATAATCAGGAGCATATACATCAGCGGCAACTTTAATCAGCGGAATGACTTGAATTAAATTGGCTGGAACTCTACATCCCATTTTTAAATCCTTCCACCAATCAACAAAATCCACATTCCAATCATACCTACAAACAACGCCAATGACAATAGTTCAAAGAACATTTTAAAGATAAATTTGGTCATTTGGATTGCTCCACCTTGGTGATGACGGCATCGACGGGAACGCTGTCAGGCCGCGACACGGCGAGCCTCCTCAAGCGCAGAGAGCCGGCCACCGACGGCGACGATGGTGATGACGTAGTCGAACGCGGTGGGATGGCCGGGCCGCAGGTCGGCCAGTTCGCGCGACACGTCGCGCTGGAACTGCACATAGGCACGTTGCCATTGGGCGAGAGCGCCTTGCAGGAACACGATGCGGTCAGCGTCAGATGTGAAAGTCGCCAGATGCGCGTCGAGGCGTCGGCAATAGGCATCGGTGCGGTCGGTCATCTTTCTTCTCCATCTTTCAATTTTTACATCATACACATTTTAAAGCTTCAGTCAAGAGCCTTTTTAATTCTTTGCTCAGGAATTTTTAGTTTTATTGGGGAGCCATCGCCATTTCAATTGCGTCTTTTGCATCCTTCAAATTAAAGCCTGTCAGCATCCGACAAGCTTTAATAGCTTCAATCTTTTTATTCTGGTGCATGGCATAAAGCATTTCTTTAACTTGATTTCCAGCCGCAATAACAATTTGGTCATGAGTAGCTGGTTGAAATTTGGCGTCATCCATATTTTTGATGCTTCCTTCAATAGCTTCGATTTGTTCGCTACTGAAAATCGTACCTGTGCAGCCAGAAAGATAGCTAATCAACTGAGCAAACTTGACATTATTCATTTAAATTCTCCATTTAAATTGAGCATTATTGCTCTGCTTCGATACTCCTAACCTACCACATTCTAAAACTTTGTCCATACTTATTTTAATTATTTTATTGCTTTTCCATTTCAATTATCTTTTTTATATTTTCACGTTTAGCTTTGCTTTTTTCAATTAAGCCCCATATTGCTTTATCTAAGTGTTTACGAGCTTGATAACTTTGATGGGTTACAGCTAACAAAATTTTAACTATTTCGTCATTAGAAATTTTATTTCCGTCAGCTAGCTTATCAGCTAGAGAAAAAGCAGCTAATTCTTCAGAATTATATCTAATTTCAGTCATTATTTACTCCAAAAATTGAATGTTAATCAATTCTACATTATAATAAGCATCTTGAAGTTGAGATTGAACTTCCTCAAAACCATAAGCATAAGTTTCACCATTTTTAACTAACCCATTAAAATTAGCGATATAACGAATTTTATGGCGGCGATTTGAAACATAATGCTTATTCATTTGTTCTCTCCTTCTTTCTGATACATTTATCCTACTACATTTTAAAAGAACAGCAAGCCTATTTTGCGCAATATTATTGCTTTGTTTGAGTACATTTTGTAATTTAATTACCAATCCTTAGTACAGCCGACTTCCCATTAACTGGTCTACCAAATGAAGCTTTATCACCAGCATTTTTACCAGCACTATAACTATCATCATTAATTTTACTTCCACGATCACGCGGCTTGCGAAGCTTAACCCCAAGCTCCTGCATTTTCTTTTCAATAAGGGCGTTCTGAATAATAATCAGCGCGTTTTTATTGGCGGAAGCTGTCGCGTTCCCAACCAATTCCATAAGTCGCTGTGTGATGCGCCCACAGCAGCCAAAAACAAATCCGTTAATGACGACGCGCTTCTCAGAAGGATGGAGCGACGTGTAACCATTGGACCAGATATAATTTTTCAATTCTTTCTGCACAAACATCGTCAAAGTTTCAGTGAGCCAAATCGCAAAGTCAACATCAGCGCGCAATCCAACAAAATTGTACTTATACTTTTGACTTTTAAATTTATGCCTCCAAACTTTAGTGTGGGTAAATTTGGAAATAGCAACACAAATATAACTGCGAATATGATGAGGATCGCGCATATCATTCATAGTTTCTTTGATTGCACTTTCTTGTTTAATTTCATTCAAATCCGCTTCAGAAACATCATAAGCATCCATCATAGTCTGCGCTAATGAAAGCGCAGACATAGCTTCCGCTTCAGTACAACCATTCTCTACAGTCTTAGAGAGAAGGGCACGAATTTTATTAATAATGTTGGAGCGATTAGACATTTCTTATTCTCCCTTTCTATATCTTAACATACCAACATTCAAATTAGCTGTCAACTCTTATTTTTAAAATTCTACCGCTCCACTTCAAACACATCTGGCAGCTTATACATTGTAGGCTTTTGCTCTGACTGTTGTTCCTCCTCATTATCAGTCTCATTCTCAGCTTCAGTCTCCATACCCTTCTTCCTCGGCCTACCTTTGCGCATACTTAAATCACGTCCAATTACATGTCGAATACGATCAGACATATGACCAGTCAATCGACCTTCTCTATACAAATGGCGCAATTGATACTCGCCAACCCATTTACCAGAAACACGCTCATTCTTTCCTTTATATTGGATTAGATATTGCATATGTCCGCGAGGATGACGCTTTTCCTCAACTATCTGATATACATAGACTTTTTTCATAAACCGATATCCTGTAAATGAGTAAAGAGATATCAGGATAATTTAAGCCTACAGAAAGTCAAGCGTTTTTACCATCTGTCACATAATACTATTTTACCGCTTTATAAAATATAATAAAAGATAATGCAGATATTATATAAAAATTTGTGGTCAAATCAATGGGTTGAGAGAATAACTAGCATGTATAATAAATCCTAATGGGGGACCCCGGCAGAGCCATAAACCGATAAAGTGATAATCTGTAAACACGTAAAGTGATATCGGATAAAGTGGTAAAGTGGTATTATATGTACATTATTATTATTATTATTATATTTTATTATATATATAAGTAAAGAAGAAGAAAGCCTAGGGAGACAGGGCTTACTTTCCCTAATAAAGCTGTTAAATCCGTTAGGGATTGAAATAAGCTTATATCAAACTCATCAAATCTTTTTATTTATTACTCTAGAAAGCCTCATTTTAACATACAAAAAGCGTTAAAATTAAAATTCACATCAAATCAATATGGCGCAGTCAACGTATGCCTGATTAAATTTGTCTGCATCTGCTATCAATGGGAAAATTTATATTGACTCAATCAATTCGGTCTGGTAGAGGAATGGCTTTTAAGAAAGGAGCCTTAAAATGACGCCTTACAAGCAGCCGTCCGCTATCGCCCTAGGGGACAGGCGAAATTCCGCATGGGTTATTGAATATGGCCCGCTGTTTTTAAATTGTCCGCAGGGGGAGAGCTTTGAAATGCCCTTATCTGTGGGCAAGGAGAGTTCATTGCGCTCGACCGTCAGCCGACTATACAATAGCGGCAATAAGAAGTTTAAAGTGGTCAAGCATCAACATTGTTATGAAGTTTATAGGAGGTTGTGAGAAATGGATCAACAGCAATATGAAAAGCTGAAAGAATATATTGAGGCTTTAATTGATGAGAAGATGGCTAAGGATACGAGTGACGGTGGATTGATTGAAGGAGTGTATAGAAGTAACATTGAAAAAGAGCTAGATACTTTGATGGGCTTTTATGGTGAAAGGGATTGGTGATGACCAAACTTATTCCAATTAATATTGATGGATGGGTTTACAAGCTAAAAAGCAATAAAATTACCCAAAATATCTATTGACAAGGGTTTAGGGTTATGTAGAGTGTAAATGTTAGATAAATGGAGAACTGAAATGAGCAAGTATATTAAGAAAGCCTTAAAGAAGCTTAATCAACGTCAAGTCGCACATGCCGCAACTTTGAAGTCTCTACCCCCTCGCGCAAATCCTGCTGCTTGGCGGCAGCCGGGGTCAATGAAGCGTAAGAAGGGTTAATTAATACCCTCGCTAGTGAACGCCTAGCGGGGGTATTTTAATGTTTGACAGATGGTTGGATTGATGTATGATTAAAATGTAGAAATCAATGGAATTACACATGCAAATTCCTGAAATCGTAACCTATCATTCCACCAATAATAAGCCTGAATGGTTTTCATATCTGAAACCCAATGGTGAATTTCTTGGTGTGAGATTTGAAGCTGACACTGAAGCCGCTGTAATCGAGCGGGCTAAGAACTGGTGGATCAATGAAAAGGGTCGCCAGAACAGGCTTGAGGGTAAGGTGGAGCTTGACGACGATGAGGTTGACAGTGGACCTTATAAGAAAGCTGAAGCTCAGGATGGTTGGGGTAATTATCAACCAAAGACTAATGATGCTCCTGTAAAGTCTGACCATGCGCTAACCGGCAAAGTGTGGATGGGCGATCCTGTCACCAAGGTTAAAAAGCGTGTTGACCCATCTGAAGTAGCTGCTTTGATGGAAAGTGGATGGGTACGCGCAGGCCCGAGGACTGTGATTTAATAATACCCTATGAACAGACTCCGAACACAGCCGCGATACCAACGGGTGAGCTAACGCAACAAGATGAGATTGGGTAGTTTATAGGGTCTGCAACGTGACCTTGAAATCTCATAAGGTATCATTTATAAGATGGGAGATAGTGAGATGCTGACGTTAGAGGATATAAAGCCTCCTAATCGAGAATATTGGATCAATGTTTATAAGAATAATCGATTAGGTGCTAGATGGGTCACTAAGGATGCCTCTATTAGAGGGTCGTGGCCTAATCGCCCACTTTACCGCATTCATGTGAAGTTCAAAGATGAAAAGCGAATTTAAATATTCATTTCCTAGTAGGAGCCAAGGGCGTACTCTGAATTATGTTGATTACGCCGCTACTCATTTAGAATTAACATTCATGTTGGGTTGTGCTAATCCTGATAAATGGGTAAAGTATCTTCAGATTAATCATCCTGATGTGAAATTTAAAATTGTTGAAGGCGGAATTTTAATTAATCCGAGGAAGGGGAGAGGTGATGCCTAAATCTGTGCTTTATAAAATTTGGATGACAGCATTTGTATTTACAATTATATTTTTAGGCGTAATAATGCGAGTGGGAGGGATGATGTGATTGCTATGGCTACATTTGAATGGGGTGATGAACAGGTCAACCAACTCCGAGAGCTTTTTAAAGATAGAAGCTTGTCGGCTGAGAGTATTGGCGATAAGATGGGGTGTAGCGGTAAGACCATCTTGCGGAAAGTTAAATTATTAGGTCTAAATTTTAAGATTAGAAATTCTGGAAAGCTCAAAAGTAAATTTGAGCTTGATCCCATTATTCAAGCTGATACAGGCTGGTATATTCCTATTTATCAGCGTAAGCAGCTTTTAGACTTGAAAGACCATCATTGCCGCTATCCTTATAATGAGGTAGGGTCGCCTGATTTCTTTTTCTGCGGCGCTGATGTTAAGGAAGGTAAATTATATTGTGAATGTCATTGCAGACAGGTGTATAAGCCCTATGAAAAGCTTCCATTCAAAAATCCTTCTTCAAAAGGTAATTTCAGTTTTAAAAGAAGCTGATGAAAAAGATTACGCCTTGGTTCATTATAATTCAGATGATGGGACTTATGAGGTTTGGATTGAAGGGATACAAATATTTGTTAACATGCTAGATATTGGAGAAGCTGTTGATAAGGCCAAATCATTAAATTATGAATATATGGCACGTCAAGCTATTAAGACGACGATTGATTATGTGAAGGAAGTGGTGTAATGCTTGATGCCATTATGATAATAGGTATATTTGTACTGGTTTGGCTTATGATTAAATACAAATGACCTACATTTACGATAACGATAATTCTTACACAAAGAAATGTGAGACTGATGGTTGTAGCAATGAAATATTTGTTGGCTTCTCGCATCGTTATTGTAGGACATGCTCAGGCATAGAACCTGATGAGTTAGATAAGCATTTTAAAGTTATTCCATTTTATCATCAAAGGCTGATGCAATGATTAGATTTTATCAAGATATTCGAGCTTTTCAGATATTAAGAGCTTGCGCTATATGGCGTGCGATGCGGGGTTATTGATGCCTACAATCACACCAGAACAATTAGCCAAAGCGGGAACTGAAATATCTCATCAAAAAGCTTTATTTTGTTGGGCTGCTTTAAATATGAATGATTACCCAGAATTAAAATATATGTATCATATTCCAAATGGAGGTTTTCGTAATTTAAAAGAAGCCGCTAATCTTAAAGCCGCTGGTGTAAAAATGGGGGTGCCGGACATTCATTTACCTCTTTGCCGTAAAAATTATGCTGGACTATTTATTGAATTAAAGCGGCCTGAGAGTGTGGGTAAGAAAAGGGGTACTGTTCGTCAGGAGCAAGACGATTGGCGAGAATATTTAAACAATAATAATTATCTTGCAATTGTGTGTTATGGATGGCAAGATGCTGTTAAAGTGTTGAAGGGTTATTTGGGGTGATGACTAGTTTAGAAATTAAAAATGAATTGGAAAGAATTTGGCGTGATGAGCCGTTGATATTCCCATTACATTTGGCTAAATGGTCTATAAATAATTTTTACAAAACTAATCTTTTTTGTAAAAGAATTGGCTTGTTTTATGTTAAGGAAGGTAGAAAATCACGATGACTAGATTTGGTTATACATATCTAGGGGTATTTGTAATTATCGTAATTCATATTTTGGTTTGGGTTTGGGTTTGGATGCAATCATGACACCACTTGAAAAGCGTATCAAAGCGTTGAAACAATTTCTTGCTGATGAGGAAAGTTCTGATAATCCATCAGAGCTTTATATTCAGGATTTGAAGGAAAGCATCGCTCATTGTGAAATGCAATTGCAGCAAGTGAGTGATAAGGGCTATAGGATGGTGGATTAGTCGTGCAAAAATTTGCAATTGTTAATTTATCTGGTTTTTATCTTCGCCTTACCACCGATGGCTTAAAATGGGTTGACATTTCTAAAGATGCCTTTAAGTATCCATCTAAGTATGCTGCAAAGAAACATTTGCAGACAATAGAAGATAATAATTTAAAAATAGTTGAATTGGAGAATTAAAATGAATACCAAGGGTTTGAAGCTGACTGTGATGGTCGGTAAGAAGCGAAAGACTTTTGCGAGTGTTGAGGCTGCTGCTAAAGCATTTAAAATTCCTTATGGGATTTTGTATCAGCGGTTGTTCAAGATGGAATGGCCGACTGCTAAGGCTGTGAGCACGCCAGTTCGTAAGTACAAGCGAAATAAGGTTGCTAAGAAGGCTTCTAAAAAGAAGTGAAAGTAATATTTAACTTTGCCCCGGTTCGTCACTGACTGCCATACGGCTTCACATGAATTGACATGGTATTATTATGTTACCTAGGAAGGACATAATAAGGGGGCTGATTAATCCCGCAAGGGATATAGAGCGGCGGCGTGGAAGGACACATCTGATCCTAGCAGCGGTCGATCCTCAAGGGCCTCCCACCTTAGCCGGGAGTTAGAGGAAGCCGGTATCAAGCCTGGCCCGCTCTATTTTAATTTTTAAAAAGGAAAATCATGAATACGGTTGAAGCACCTAAGAAACTTAAAAATGTTATTGCCGTAGTCCGAGTTATGGACCCTGAGACCGAAAAGGTTGAATTTAAAATTACGCGAGCGATTGACGATAGCGAAAGGCGCGATTGGCTTTTGCGTACAGTTATGCGAGGGTTGCTAACTAATAAGATTGTGGAAATTGTTAATCAGGAGGATGATAAGGATGAGTGAAAATCAATTTAAACTCCTAATCCTCACATTAGTTTTAGGATTTGTTACCATTGAAATCTAAATTTTAGTAGCGGCTTTGATTATAAAATGACGAATGAAAAACTCTATCTTGTCTATCGTTCTTGGAATGGTCAAATTCATACTACCATTGAATATGGCGAACATCAAACAGGTGAAGGGGTGAAGAAAGACCCATCAATTTTAAAGAAATTTGAAATCGAGATTCCTGTTATCAATAATTTAGAAATTCTAAAGAAGTTCTATCCATATGAGGTTAATAAAGATGAAGCGCCTGTTAATTCTTAGTTTACTATTTCTTGCTACACCAGCACTTGCTCAAACTCCTAGTGAGTTTACAATCAAGGTAACCCCACAAGAGGCTGATGTAGTGTGGGCAGGTTTGCGTGAATTGCCTGTTAAGATTGCGGAGCCTGTCATGGGTAAGGTGCGTCAGCAGATTATGGAACAGTCGCAGCCTAAGCCTGTGATTAAAGAGGAACCGAAAAAGGAATGATCATGGCCCACTCTACCCACAAACTTAAAGCCTATATCAGCGATTATAAGCGTTTAGTCTTTTGTGAGTTGTGCGGGAGGGAGGAAGATGAAGGTTTGGATGACCCTTGCTCTAAAAAATTTTATGTGGAAAGGGTTGACCATATTCATTCTCAACGGTACGTTGGTTTTGTTTCAGGACTTCCTGATTTAATATAAATTTGAAAGGGTTTATAATGGCTAAGAATGACAATAAGCTGAATAAGACGGTGATTGCGGCTCTTAAGAAGATCAATGAGACTGGCCGTGCCACTCGTGAAGTTGGTGAGCCTCTTGTTCAAATGGGCTTGATCGAAGTTAATCCTTCGGATATTGATGAAAGCGGCGCTGCATTGGCGCGTTTAACACAAAAGGGAATTGACGGTATGGGTACTGCTAATAAGAATGCGAATGCAAATGCTGCGCCTTCGGCGCCTAAGTTTGCTCTTATTAACAATGCGAAGCTTCCTGAAAGCAAGCGTGGTTTTGGTCGCACCGCTGGTGTGTCTAAGTATCCTTTTGCTGAAATGAATGTTGGTCAGAGCTTCTTTGTTGGTAACAATGAAGTTGATGGCGGCGATGCTGTTAAGAAGCTGACTAGCACTGTCTCCAACATGAATAATAAGTATCGTACTGAAGTTCCGGGCCAGACTGAAACCAAGACGCGCACTAAGCGCGGTGAGGGTAATAAGGCTGTCAAGGATGAGAATGGTAATCCGGTTAAGGAAACTGTCACCGTCCCGGTTTATACTCAGGATCGTAAGTTTAGTATTCGTCCTGTCAAGGGCGGTGAGGCTTACGGCGGTTGGCAGGCTCCTACGGACGGTGCGCTTATTGCTCGCGTAAGTTAATTTATTGCGAACCTTCGGGGGTTAAATCCGGGGGCTATTACCTAAGTATTGCGCGATACCCCGGCAGGTGTTAGCTTGCTGGGGTATTTTATTTTTTAAATGACGAAAAGGAATTTAAAATGGACGCTGATAATAATGTTCCCCGTGGTCCAGAAGATATCCCGCTCAAAACTTACATCAAGGATTTCCAAGTTGTGGTTTTAATTAAAGATATAAAAAGTAATCGGTATATTCGTGAAGAGAAAATTAACTATAGTGACGTTAACGTTAGAAAGTGGTTGGGTAGAATTTCATTTTGGGCATGGACTAATGGATATCTTATAGAAACAATGAGTTTAACAGATTATGAAAATAAGTAATTTATCAAATGTGAAAAATGAATATGGGGTTTATGCTATTTTAAATCTCATTGATGGTAAAAGATATATCGGCAGCAGTGTTCATTTATTAAGACGTTCGTATGAGCATGCAACTAAACTAAATAGTCTTAAGGATTATACTAATAAATATCTTCAGCGAGCTTGGTTTAAATACGGTGCAGATGCCTTTGAATTTCATGTCTTAGAATATTGTGATAAAGATAAGCTTTTAGAGCGCGAGCAATGCTGGATGGATTTTTATAAATCTTATGATGAGAGCTTTGGATATAATTTAAGAAAAATAGCGGCTAGTAATAGAGGGATGACTTTATCTGATGAAACTAAAGAAAAAATCAGATTGAGCAATTTAGGTCAAAAGCGATCTAAAGAAACTTGCGAGCGAATTAAAAACAGAGTAATCACGCCAGAATGGCGTGCAAATATGTCCAAGGGTATGAAAGGTAAAAAAGTTTCAGATGAGACTAAGGCTCTTTTGTTAAATTATGCGTCTAAACCAAAATCAGAAGAAACTAAGCGTAAGATTTCTAATTCTTTAAAAGGTCGGAAACATTCAGCAGAACGTCGCCAGAATATAAAATTGGGAGCTTTGAGAAAGAAAAAGATTATGTGATGGATAATTAAAATAATAAAGTGTTGACCTTGGTTTGTAATGTGGTAGGTTTGTGGCTATGGGGGTGTGGCGAAATTGGTGATACGCGAAAGATTTAAAATCTTTTGGTCTTAGACCGTGCAGGTTCGAGCCCTGTCACCCCTACCAAATTTAATATGCGGTTCAAGTCCAACCGTGCGCACCAAATTTAAAATGGAATTGATTAAATGTTGAGTAAACCTTTAAATACTAATCCTAAACTTTTAGAGCTTTTAGAAAAAGCTAAAACTCATGTGATGACCAAAGAAGAAAAAGACGCCCAACGTAAATCTTGGGTGATTGGCAATTTTATGTTAGATCATCCCGAAGTTTCGCGAGAGTATGCCGAAGAAATTTATAAAAAGGTAACTGGCGAATGAACGAAATTAAAAATGTTTCCCTGATGCCTACAATCGCTATCAAAGGTGATAAAGAAATCGCTACCGAATTGCGTAAGAAGTTCTTTGATGCTCTTACGCCAGTGGCAACTTTGATTGCTGAAGCGGAAAGTTTTGGATTTGAAGTTGGTTTTCAATTTGGCAAGAATGCTTTTGGGCAAGCTCAAATCCAAGTAATCAATCTGATGAAGAAGTATTAGGAGGTTGCTATGACAAAACATTTCCACGAATTTCCCAATTCGTCGTCAATTCGTTCTTGCGAATATAATGAAGCTACTCAAGATATGCACATTGAATTTGTGAGCGGTGGGAAGCATTGCTTTAAAGGTGTGGAGAAAGAACATTTTGATGGATTGAAGTCTGCAAATAGTGTGGGTAGTTATTTCCATTCCACCATTCGACGTAATTATAAGAGTGAGAGAGCTTGAGGCTAAGCTGGATTAGCTCAGCGGTAGAGCAATCGCCTTGTAAGCGATAGGTCAAAAGTTCAAATCTTTTATCCAGCACCAAAATTGTAGTTGACAATATAGAATAAAGGTGTATTGTATAAAAATCTTCTGGTGCGAAGGTAATCACACGGTTGGGAACCACCAGAAAGGGGTTAACGTGATCCGTCTAGCTGTCGGAATTGCGCAGCAAAAACCCTAATGCAACAGACAGTCAGAAGATAAAGCCCCTTCTAGCCCCCTAGAGGGGGCTTTTCATTTTCGATGACGGGTGCTATTTTAAAGTTATGCACCGTATACCTGATGTATTTGAGGTAGAAAGACCGTCGCCAGAGCGGCCAAAATCGGCATGGGTTATCCCCAAGCCAACAATCCAAAATGAGGAGGAGAAAAAACACTCATTTGGATTGGAATTAGCAAAGCATTCGCCTTTTCAGGCGGCTTGTGAAGTCTTTGGCGATGACACGAATACAGCATTGTGGGTATCGCAGAATTGGATTAATGACCCAATTGTACTAGCGGTTAAAGACAAATATTTAGAAGCCGCTGACACATCACAAACATTGCTTGACAAGTCGCAGCTTGGGCGTAAGTTGCTTGCGATGGCTGATGAAAAAAATCAGTCAAATACTTTTTACATTTTAGATGGTAAAGATCGCCTCAAGGCTTTAGAACTTTATGCCCAAGTCATGGGGTACAAAGATAGTAAGGCGGCAGCTTCGGTTCAAAACTTCATTCATAATACCATGACAGTTAAATTAGTAGAACCAGAAAAGAAAGAGGTTGCTACTAAAATTATCGAACATAATGAAGATAATTCAAATCAAAATTCCACTTCACCAATAAAACTTAAACTTGTTGGATAAATCGGCCGATTTATTAGGAGATATAAATGAATAGGCTTAAATCTACATTAATTATCGCTTCTACAGCGTTACTGGCTTTTGCTGGTGCTGCCATTGGTCAAGGTCAGGGTCTTTTCGGTCCTTTCCCGGTTATTGGCGGTAGTTCTTATTGTGCCGCCTATGGTAACAATAACACCTGCACAAGCACTGTCCCGGCTGGTCCTGTCGCGTTAACAGGTAATGAGACTATTCTGGTCAACACCAATCTTTCTCAGGGCCGTAGTCCTCAGAATGCTTTGGTCACACCGGCTGGTTTGAATGCTAACCCCATTTATTTTGCGCCTACAATTACAACTACAACACCTTCTATTTCGGCTTCTAACTTGAGTGGCGGTGTTGTGTTTACTTCGGCTGCTACAATCACTTCTGCTAATATTACCCTTCCAGCTAATGCTGCCCAAAATCAGCAGTATCAAATCTCGTCCAATCGCACCATCACAACTCTTAGCGTGGCAGCTGCGAGCGGTGATAGCATTGCTACTAATACAACACCTACTGCTTTAACCGCTTCCACAACTGCGCCTAATGGCTATACGTTTGTTTGCGATAAGGCCGGTGGTTCTACCTGCACTTGGCATCG